TAATGCTGTATCTATGATTGGTTCAGATAAAATTCCTGTTCCAACTAATTCATCTACAGAAGAACAATGGAATGAAATTTATTCTAAACTTGGTAGACCAGAATCTCCTGATAAATATCAATTAGATATTAAATCAGAAGTAGCATCTATTAATGAAGATGCTATTAAATCTTTTGCAGATATTGCTCACAAGACTGGTTTAAATAATAAACAAGCTCAAGCTATTTTAGAATATTATAAAAATAATGTTGAGGCAGAAACGCAACAATCTAAAATTAATACAGAAACTTTTCAAGCTCAATCAGAACAATTATTGAGAAAAGAATGGGGAAGTAACTTTGATGCTAATATTAAAAAAGCTGGAGCATTAGCTAAAGCTAATATGAGTGGAGAGTTATTAGATATGTCTTTACAAGATGGAACTCGTTTAGGCGATCATCCAGAAATCATTAAAGGTTTTGCTAATATTGCTAATCTACTTTCTGAAGACAAACTAATCAGTACAGAATCTGAAAATGTTAATACAGCACAAGATTATCAAGCTGAAATAAGTTCTATTGTAAACGATAGAAATGGTCCTTATTGGAATAGAAGTCATCCAGACCATGATAGAGTTGTGCAACAAGTATTAACTTTAAGAAGTATGATGAATGGATAACAAAGGATTAAAGTTAGAGATATTAAGAATAGTGCTAGAGAATGGTTCTGAACTTAATAAATCTAATCCCTTGCCAATCTGCGATATTTATTATAATTGGATTTCTAAGGCGGATGAAAGTTCGCCTAAGAAGAGTAAGACAATTCGCAAGAACCTTACTGACGACAAGGAATAGACTGTGGTCTAACAGACCTTAAATGCAAGAGATGCCTGCTTTGCGGAGAACCTCTCTGTTTTATTTTTATTAATTGCTATGTGAGTGATTAATATTTAACTTTAACAATGGAGAGACAAATATGTCTACACAAGTAACTACAGCATTTGTACAACAGTATAGTTCAAACATACAAATGTTATCACAACAAAAAGGTTCTTTATTGAGAGATAAAGTTCGCCTTGAAAGTGTTGTAGGAGAGAACGCATTTTTTGACCAAGTGGGTTCTGTAACTGCAACTTTAAGAACAGGTCGCCACGTTGATACTCCTAGAGTGGATGTTCCACATGCTAGAAGAAGAGTAACTCTTGCTAACTATGAGTTTGCTGATTTAATTGATGACCTAGATAAAGTAAGAATGTTGGCAGATCCAACTTCTTCTTACGCACAAGCTGCTGCTTATGCAATGGGAAGAGCTATGGATGATGTCATCATTGCTGCTGCAACTGGTACAGCTCAAACAGGAGTAGCTGGTGCTACACCAACACCTCTACCTTCTGGTCAAATTATAGCTGAAACTGGTACTGTTGGTTTAACAATCGGAAAATTAAGAACTGCAAAACAGATCTTAGATTTATCTGATATTGATCCTTCACTACCTAGATACATCGTAGTTGGTCCTAAACAAATCACAGATTTATTAGGAACTACTGAAGTTACTTCTAGCGACTTTAACACTGTAAAAGCATTAGCTTCTGGAGATGTTAATTCGTTCTTAGGATTTAACTTTATTGTATCTAACAGACTAAACCTAGCTACATCTAAGAGAGATTGTATTGCCTTCGTAAACGATGGTATTACTTTAGCTGTTGGAAAAGATGTTACTGCTAGAATAGACGAGAGAGCTGACAAAGGTTATGCTACTCAAGTTTACTATTCTATGGCGATTGGTGCTACTAGAATGGAAGAAGAAAAAGTAGTTAAGATCCAAGCTCACGAAGCATAATTCGTGATATTAGGTAGGGGGAGCAATCCCCCTATCTTTACAATAAATATATGATAAAAGGATTAATATGAAAAATTCACTAGTAGGAAATATTAATAAAAGAAAAAAAGCTGGTACATCCAGACCAAAATCTAAATCAACGATTTCTAAAAAAGCATATTCTGCCATGAAGAAAGGTTGGAAAAAATAGATGGCATCTGTAGTAGACATTTGCAATGGAGCATTAAACCAATTAGGTGCTTCTACTATTCTTTCCTTGACAGAAGATTCAAAAAACGCAAGATTGTGTAATGCACGATACATACAAGTACGAGACAGCTTATTCAGATCTCACCCTTGGAATTGTTTACAAAAACGAGTACAGCTTGCATCTGATACAGCTACTCCAGCTTGGGGATTCAATTACCAATTTACCTTACCTTCAGATTGTTTACGAGTTTTAAATACTGAAAATTACGATTACGATTATAAAATAGAAGGAAGAAAAATTGTTGCTAATGTAAACACAATGAGAATTTTATATGTTGCAAGAATAGAAGATCCAAATGAATATGATGAAATTTTAAGAGAAACTTTGTCATCTGCTTTAGGTGCTGATATTGCTTACGCAGTTACTTCTTCTAATCCTGTTGCACAAAATATGTATAAATTGTTTCAAGATAAATTAAGAGAAGCAAGATTCGTAGATGCAACAGAAGGTTATAATTCTCTTCAAGAGAATGGTGCTTCAGACGTAATACACTCTAACACATTCATTAACGCAAGGTATTAAGTATGGCACGAGTTGCGGTGCAATTAACAAACTTCACAGGTGGAGAATTATCTCCTAGGTTAGATGGTCGTAATGATTTAGCTAAATACTCTTCCGGTTGCAAGACTTTAGAAAACATGATTGTTTATCCTCATGGTTCTGCTGCTAGACGACCTGGAACACAATTTGTTGCAGAAGTAAAAGATAATACAAAAAAAACAAGATTAATTCCTTTTGAATTTTCTACCACTCAAACGTATATGCTTGAGTTTGGAAATCAATACATAAGGTTCTATAGAAACAATGGTCAGATTATTAGTGGTGGTTCAGCATATGAAATTAGTTCACCTTATTTAGAAGCGGAACTATTTGAAATTAAATATGCTCAATCTGCGGATGTAATGTATATCTGTCATCCTAATCATGCAGTACGAAAATTATCCAGAACAGGTCATACTAACTGGACATTAACACAAGTTGATTTTACGAATGGTCCTTTCCAAGATCATAATATAACGACAACTACTTTAGCTGCATCACATACTTCTGTAGGATCTAGTGGTAATTTAACTTTATCTTCTACGACTGGTGTTAATGCTAACCAAGGTTGGCTAACTACCGATGTAGGAAGATTAGTACATTTAAAAGATGGTCATTATAAAATTACAGCATACACATCACCAACAGTAGTTGTATCAACTTGTTTAGCTTCACCATCTTCTTCTTCTGCTACAACTGATTTTGCATTAGGTGCTTTTTCAGATACCACAGGACATCCTACTTGCGTATCTTTCTTTGAACAACGATTAGTATTTGCAGCAACCAAAGAACAACCACAAACCCTATTCTTTTCTAAATCAGGTGATTATGAAAACATGGATGATAATTATCATGCTACGATAGCTGATGATGATGCTATTGTTTATACGATTGCATCTAACCAAGTAAATGCAATTAGATTTATGACTGCTACTAGAACTTTAATTGTAGGTACAGCAGGTGGTGAATTTACAGTATCAGGTGGCGGAACAGATGTTGCAGTTACACCTACCAATATTTTAATTAAGAAACAATCTAACCATGGAGCTGCTAACTTAGATGCTCTTGCAGTTGGTAACGTAACATTATTTTTACAACGTGCTAAAAGAAAAGTCAGAGAACTAGCTTATAACTTTGATGTGGATGGTTATCTTGCTCCTGATATGACAATCCTTGCAGAACACATTTCTGAATCAGGAATTACACAAATGGCGTATCAACAAGAACCTAATCAAATCATTTGGTGTGTTAGAGGAGATGGACAACTGATTGCTCTAACCTATCAAAGAGAACAACAAGTCGTAGCTTGGCATAGACATATTTTTGGTGGATCTTTTTCTACTGGTAATGCGGTATGTGAAAGTGTTGCAGTAATTCCAACGGATGATTCTGAATATCAAACATGGGTGATTGTTAAACGAACGATTAATGGAATAACCAAACGATATGTAGAGTATCTTCATACCTTTGATTTTAATGAAACAGATAATACTGATTTTAATTTTTTAGATTCACAACTTGCTTATAGCGGATCTGCAACCACTACGATTACTGGATTAGGTCATTTAGAAGGTCAGACAGTTGCTATCCTTGCAGACGGATCTACGCATCCTAGAAAGACAGTTACTTCTGGTTCAATTACTTTAGAACGATCTGCTACAAAAGTTAAAGTTGGTTTACCTTATGTATCTTTATTGCAGACGATGCGATTAGATGCTGGTTCACAAGATGGTACATCGCAAGGTAAGACCAAAAGAATATTTGATATTACATTAAGAATTT